GTACTCAAGAATAGATTTGTTGGTATGACTGGACCTGCTACTTATCTTTACTATGATAAAGATACAGGTAGATTACATGAGACTGATAAACCAACAGGAGAAGAGAAAGAAGAAGAAGATAGATTTTAAATTAACAGGGGGCGAACATGGGTAATAGATTGTTTCTTGATGTAGAAACAACAGAGATACAAGGTAATGAATTACCAAATAAAATTTTCTGTTTAGTTACTATTGATGATGAGAACAATATTAAAACTTATAGAGAAGGTGATTATCATCTTTTTAAAGAAGATATATTAAACTACAAAGAGTTTATTGGACATAACATTATAGGATTTGATGCTCCAGTAATTAAAAAAGTTTTAGGTATTGATTTAGAAACTTATGGTAAAGTTACTGACACATTAATACTTTCAAGATTATTTAATCCTATTCGTGAGGGAGGACATTCCCTTCGAGCATTTGGAATTAAGTTTGGATTTAACAAATTAGATTTCAAAGACTTCACAAAGTTTTCACAAGAGATGTTAACTTACTGTATCAAAGATGTTAAACTTACTATTAAAGTTTACAACTTATTACAAAAGCAAGGAGTTAATTTTTCTGAGCAGTCTATTAATTTAGAGCATGATGTTGCTAGAGTTATTGAAAAACAAATCAATACAGGATTTTTGTTTGATGTAGAAAAGGCACACTTACTTTTAGCTAGACTACAAGCAAAGCTAGATGAAGTTACAGATAAGGTAAGAGAAAGATTTAAACCTTTACCTACATTCAAACGATTAGTTAGACCTAGAATAAAAGCTGATGGGTCTATGAGTATGGTTGGACTTGGATGTCTGGGTGAGGGGTGGGTAAATGTATCTGGAGATTTTTCTCTTATAGAAATGAAAGAGTTTAATCTTGGTAGTCGGCAACAGATTGCTAGGTGGCTACGAAACTTTGGTTGGAAACCTAATAAGTTTACTGAACATGGTCAACCAATTGTAGATGAGAAAGTTCTATCTGAGATAAAAGATATACCAGAAGCAGAACTAATAAACGAGTTTCTTCTACTTCAAAAGAGAATAGCTATGATTGAGTCATGGTTAGAAGCTGTAGGAGATACGAGGAGAGTACACGGAAAAGTGATTACAATAGGTGCTATCACATCCAGAATGAGTCATCATTCGCCCAATATGGCTCAAATCCCTGCGGTGTACTCTCCTTATGGTAAAGAATGTAGGGAACTTTGGACAGTACCAAGCGGCTACAAACTAGTGGGAGTAGACGCAAGTGGACTGGAATTAAGAATATTATCCCACTATATGAATAACAAGGAGTATATTAATGAAGTCATTAATGGAGATATACACAGTACAAATCAAGCTCTTGCAGGGTTGGAAACAAGAGATACTGCGAAGACATTTATCTATGCGTTCATTTATGGAGCAGGTAACCGAAAGCTCGGAACTATCTGTGGAAGGTCTGAAGGTTATGGAAGACAGATTAAAGAGAGATTTCTTAGAGGTCTCCCAAGTCTTGCAAAGCTCAGAACAAGAGTGGATGCAGCTACTAGAAAAGGTTTCCTCAAAGGTCTCGACCAAAGATGCCACATCATCAGACAAAAGCACTCAGCCCTCAACACCCTCATCCAAGGAGCAGGAGCAATCGTAATGAAGAAAGCTCTTATCATTTTAGATAAGAGCATAGAAGATAACAACCTTGATGCTCTTCCTGTAGCAAATGTACATGATGAGTTTCAATATCAAGTGAGAGAAAGTCAAGCTGAAAAGTTTGGTAAGTTAGCTGTGCAATCTATAGTAGATGCCGGTACTAAATTAGGGCTACGATGTCCGTTAAATGGGGAGTATAAAATTGGCAACAACTGGAAAGAAACCCACTAAGACTGTAGATACTTTAGTTCCGGATATTAATAAACTACTAATAGGTTTATCTAATAACAAGAAACTAAAGATGTCTGATAAACAGTTAAATGAGTTTCTAAAAAATATAAAAGATGCTATTGTTGATTGGTCCAATCCTGTCAAACAAAACAAATCTTCTCTTCGTATGTCTATCATTGGCAGACCTGCAAGACAGCTTTGGTATGACAAACACAGACCAGAAAAACAATACACACCCGACCCATCAACTCAACTTAAATTTTTATATGGTCACATACTAGAACATTTAATTTTATTTTTAACTGAGTTAGCAGGTCATACTGTTACTGACCAACAAAAGAAAGTTAGTGTTCATGGTATTGTAGGACACATGGATAGTAAGATTGATGGTGAAGTTGTAGATGTTAAGACTGCTTCACCTTATGCATTTAAAAAGTTTGAGCAAGGCACTCTTAATGAAGATGACCCATTTGGTTATATCGCACAGCTAAGTGGTTATGAAGCAAGTGAGAAAACAAATCATGGTGGATTTCTTGCTATCAATAAATCAACTGGACAATTAGCTTTCTTTAAACCAGATGACTTGATGAAACCAAATGTTAAAACTTTAATAACAGATTTAAAAGATAAGTTAGAGAAAGAACAACCACCAGAAAGATGTTATGAACCTGTCTTCCATGAAAAGTCTGGTAATAAAAAACTACCTGCGGGTTGTGTATTCTGTTCTCATAAAGTAGAATGTCATAAAGATTCTAATGAAGGTAAAGGTTTGAGAGCATTTAAATATGCTAATGGTAAAGTTTATCTTACTCATGTAGAGAAAGAACCAAAAGTAGACGAGGTAAAAGTTAATGAATAGAAAACAAATAAAAGTAATTAGAAGAAAAGCAAAGACTATTATAGTAGAATGGTTACAATCTTTATTGCCCGAAGAAGAAAAAGATAAAGTAAATGAAAAAAATATATTTGCTATGATGCCAAAGCAAACACATTATTATTTTCAAAATCAAATTAGATTAAGTGCGTGGTCATACAAGTGGGTAATTAAAAAATTAAAACGAAATCCGGACTTGACATTTACCGAATTAAATGATATAATTATGAAAAACAATGGAAATAAAAATATACTCTAAACCTAACTGTATGTATTGTGATAAAGCTAAAATAAAATTAGCTAAATATAATCCTACAATACTTATGTTAGATGTTGATTACACTAAGGAAGAATTTTTTAATTTGTTTCCTCATGCTAAAACATTTCCACAAATTATTATTAACGGAAATAAAATAGGCGGTTACTCGGAGTTAGATGGCTTATCGTTCTAAGTTTGAAGAAACAGTTATAAAGAATTTAAAAACAAAAAAAATTAAATTCTTTTATGAAAGAGAAAGGTTAAAGTATGTTCAACCCGTTATTCATAGGTCTTATTTGCCCGACCTTTATTTTCCTTCTACTAATGTGTATGTAGAATTAAAAGGTAGGTTTACTATTGCAGATAGAAAAAAACATTTATGGATAAGAGATAGTACAGATTATGATATTCGTTTTTGTTTTCAAAATTCAAGAGTAAAGATTAGAAAAAATTCTAAAACTAGTTATGCTGATTGGTGTATTAAAAATAATTTTGATTGGTGTGAAAAAAAGATACCAAAAGATTGGATGATAAAGAATGGAAAAAGGTAAAGCTTATATATCGTTTACACCTGTCGGTGTTGGTAAAAGAAAAAAAATAGAAATAGAATTTTGGGATTTAACAGAAGGCGATACACAGATTATGAAACTTGGTTACGGAACTTTTTGGTTTGCAAAACATAACAATGCATTGTGTAATTACATAGGTGAAAGAGAGTTTGAAAAAATATTATTTGGAAAGAAAGGAGAAGGTAGTGAACACAACTAAGAAATATTTAGAGGAAGCTATAACATTAGTAGGAGGTCAAAGACATATTGACTATGGCGATAAGACAGAGAACCATAGCAATATAGCAAAGTTATGGTCAGCGTATCTTGATGTTAATATTAATGCACATGATGTTGCTATTATGATGACTTTGTTAAAGATAGCAAGAACTAAATTAGGTAAAAGAACACCAGATACTTACATAGATGCGTCAGCTTATATGGCAATAGCAGGTGAGATAGAAGAAAACAAAATAAATTTAATGGAAGGTAAACCAGAAAGATGAAGATTAAAATAGATTTAGATAGGGATAAATACTTAACACCATTTGGTATCGCAACAGTTAGAGATAGATACCTTGATAAAAAAGAAACATCACCTCAACACGCTTTTGCTAGAGCTGCAAAATATGTTTCTACTTATCGTGGTAAAACAGATTGGGATATGGCACAAAGAATATATGACTATGCAAGTAAGACATGGTTTGGTTTTTCTTCGCCTATACTTTCTAATGCAGGTACATCTAAAGGTTTACCTATATCTTGTTTTCTTAATTATGTACCAGATAGTAGAGAAGGATTAAGTAAACATTATGATGAAAATATTTGGTTAGCTAGTAATGGTGGTGGTATTGGTGGTTACTGGGGAGCAGTTAGAAGTGATGGTACTTCTACTTCTCATGGTTCTAAATCAACAGGGTCAATACCTTTTATGAAAGTTGTTGATAGTCAGATGTTAGCTTTTAACCAAGGAACAACAAGGAGAGGTAGCTATGCAGCATATATGGATGTATCGCATCCGGAGATAGAAGAGTTTTTATTTATGCGTAAATCTTCTGGTGGAGATACAAATAGAAAATGTCTTAACTTACATCATGGTATAAACATAACTGATAAGTTTATGGAATGTGTTTCTAAGAATGTTGATTGGGATTTAATAGACCCGCACTCAAAACAAAAGATTAAATCTATTAGTGCTAGAGAACTATGGAGATTAATTTTAGAAACAAGACATGAAACAGGTGAACCATACTTACACTTTATTGACACATCTAATAAACATTTACCAGAGAAACAAAAAGAAGCTGGATTAAAAGTTAATCAATCAAATCTTTGTAGTGAAATAACATTACCTACAAGTGAAGATAGAACTGCTGTGTGTTGTTTATCTAGTGTTAATCTTGCACAGTATGATGAGTGGTCAATGTCTGCTACATTTATACCAGATATGATTAGAATGTTAGACAATGTGTTAGAACATTTTATCCAAGCTACTTATGATTTTGTTTATGATTATAAAGGTGATATAAGAAATATGGAAGTACAAAGATTAGGTTTTGAGAAAGCAGGTTATAGTGCTTTTAGAGAAAGAAGTATTGGTCTTGGTGCTATGGGCTTTCATACCTATCTACAAAAATTAAATATACCATTTGATAGTCCAATGGCAACAGGACAGAATACAAAAATATTCAAACAAATCAAAGAGTTAGCTGTTAAAACATCTAGGAAATTAGCAGAAGAAAGAGGTGAAGCTCCGGACATGGAAGGTACAGGTATGCGTAATGCACACTTACTTGCTATTGCTCCTAACGCTACATCATCTATTATTTGCGGAGGAACTAGTCCTTCAATAGAACCTATAAGAGCTAATGTATATTCACATAAAACTTTAAGTGGAACATTCCAAGTTAGAAATAGACAGCTACATAATTTATTTAAAACTAAATGGGAACTGTCAGAAACTTTACAAAAAGATTATGATAATGATTATCAAAATTATAAAGATTCAATTTGGAAAAGTATTAGCGAACAAGAGGGTTCGGTAAGTCATCTATCCTTTTTAACTGATATGGAAAAAGATGTATTTAAAACTGCGAATGAGATAGACCAGAATTGGATTGTCCAACACGCATCAGATAGACAAGAGTATATCTGTCAAGCACAATCAGTAAACTTATTTTTTGTTGCTCCACGCATACAAGCTTCACAAGAAGAGCATGATAATTTTTTACGATATACAAATAAAGTACATTATCAAGCTTGGAAAAAAGGATTAAAGAGTTTGTATTATCTAAGAAGTAGAGAAGCTAAGAGTGCAGAGAATATTAATTTAAAAGTTAAGCGAGTAAGATTAGAACAAGAAGCAACAGAGGAGGTTTGTTTATCATGCGAAGCGTAAGTCCATTATTTAACGAGAGAACTTATTATAAACCATTTGAATACCCGTGGGCATTTGATTACTATACATTACAAAATCAATTGCATTGGTTACCAGAAGATGTACCCATGCATGAAGATGTAAAAGATTGGAATCAAAAGTTATCACCATCGGAAAAAAATTTACTGACACAAATATTTAGATTGTTTACACAATCAGATGTTGATGTTGGTGCAGGGTATTATGATAAGTATATACCACTATTTAAGAAACCAGAATTAAGAATGATGATGGGTTCATTTGCAAACATTGAATCAGTACATCAACATTCATATTCGTTATTATTAGATACAGTTGGTATGCCCGAGTCTGAATACAAAG